TCATTTTTTCTGACCACCGACAACGGGAACGATTTTAGTTTTCCTGTCATAAATCGCCGTTTGCCTCGAGTTCTTATGTCCTGAAATTGCCTGTTTCTCCTCGAGGCTTCCTTCCAGATCAGAGACACCTTTCGCCTTCAGATCGTGGAACGTGAAATCTATCTGCAGGTGAGGGTACTTTTCCTGTGCTTCAATTTTCGCGTCGCGCCAACGTGAGTTAAAGCCGTCTCTGGTGTATTTGCTGCCGCTGGTCTGGTGAATGACAAACAGGCTGCGTATACCCGGCTTTAATGGCAGGGAACGGGCGAGGGCGACAGCGGCGCGCAGGCGTGGCGACCATGCTTTGATTTGCTTTACGCCTGTTTTTCCCTGGCGGATAAAGATCCCGGTCTCCCGTATCTGGTCTTCAGTCAAAGCCAGCACATCGCTTTGTCTGGCCAGACATAAATAAGCGATTTCCATAGCGGCACGAACTACGTCCGGAGCAACATCGTAAACCGCTTTGTATTCTTCGTCAGTGATGTAACGCTCTCGGGCTATCTCTTTGAACTTCTTAACGCCCTGACAGGGATTATGCTGGACGTAACCCCGCTCATAACCCCAGCGGAATACCCGCGAAAGAAAACTCTTTTCCCGGTTGGCCTGCGTTTTACTGGCCATGCCACGCTGATCCATATAGCGCCGGATGTGTTCTGGTTTAATTTTATCCGGGTTAACTTTCCCGAATACCGGCAGTACTTTTCCTGCGTATTTCGTGTAATCTTTTCGGGTTTCTGCCGCTAAATCCTGCCAGTCAGGGGAAGACATGAATTGATCGGCCAGTGCCTGAAATGTCTTGCGTTCAACTTCTTCGCCAATGGCTTTTTCATATGCCAGCCATACCGTTGATTGGGGCTCCGAGAGTGCGCATAGCCTTATGGCCTTATTATCTTTATTCCTGAATTCATATGCCGCCTTACCGCGATATACGCGTGGCGGCATCCAGTTATCGGCAGGGTTCTTACGCTTTCCGGCCATTAAATATCGCTCCGAAGTCTGGTTCTTCCTCCCGCACCGTATTTTCCTGTTGGTTGCGGTATTTAATCGGGTTCAGAAAATGGCCCCACGTTGTTTTAGGATGACCGTCAGCTCTTTCCATAAAGAAAATTCCAGCCCGACGCAGAGCCTCGCATTGCTTAGATTTAAGCGGTGTCCCCGTCAGTTCGATCATTTCCTCTCTGGTAATTATGTCGTGATCGTGTTTCATGGTCTTTCCTCAGCATGCCGGCTATAGCGTTGTCTGCTGCATCGCAAGCGCGCTGGATATCGGACTGGGTCAAAGTCCTCTTTCTAACGCTGGCTGATAGCCTGCCAATTTTGATATCGAATTCTGAAAGTAAAACTACACCTGGTTGCCAACGTAGCATTGTGATCTCCGGTTTATTGGTAGACCACGATGCTATCGGTAGTGATGGGTTATTTCTGATTATGCCTAATCAGATTTTGTTTTGGTCGGAATGCGCCATCTTCACGCGTTATCTTAATATTGCGAGGAAAGTGCATACCGAGTTCGCAACGGGCCAGCGCTTCGATAATTGCGTTGGTTCCATCTGGTAAAACGACATGAACCGCATCACCTTTCTTCAGGGATAGTCTCAGCATATCAGCGCACCTGCAGTGAACGTTCGCCGATTTCAATATGGGCGCCCGGAACCGGGTTTAAGAGCTCCTCCGGGACTTCCCCACCATCTGCGGCAATCTGAGCCGCTGCCGCTTCTGCTGACTCGATAGCCTCTTTGATTGCCTTCTTATCAGGCGCAACCACTGTCTGAACGGTCACCAATTCATCCGGGAGTAAATCAACGTTATCGATCACCACATTGATTGCACCTTTACGGGTGGTGAAAGTGTTTTTTGCCGTTTTGACGGTATCCTGCCCGGCGGCCAGAAGACACTGAAGAACATATTTCTTCAGGTTTGTGATCTTACCTTCGAATGACTTTTTACGGGCGGCCAGGCGTTTAGCTTCTTCGTCGCAGGTTTTAGCCAGACCTTCAAGGTTGCGAACATGGACGAATACCGCATCGAGTTTGTCGCCGAGCTGCAGCTCGAGCCCCTCCATTGTGTCGGCGATCATTTCAGCTGACAGACCAGAACCGTCTTCATTTTCCAGCAGCGCCTGGAGTTTAGACATATCTGCGGCAATAGCAATTGCTGTTGTGGAAGTCATTATGCTTTCTCCTCGGCTTTATTCAGTTCTTTGATCCGACCATCTTTAATGGCAATCAGGCGGCGCAGACGGCCAGAAAGGTAGCGTTCATGTTGTGCGTCACCGTTGGCCTGTGCGGCTTTAATGTGAACGTCGATTTCACGCGCGATAGGGGAGAACACGCCGTTTAATTCGTTCACTGTCACGCCATGTGCCAGAGTGTTAGCAACACGGCTGAGTTTGTCGTCAAACTCCTGGCGAAGACGTGCTGCGTCCTCTGCGGTTTCGCTGGCATTCTTCAGATCAAACTCTGCCTTGTTTTTCTGGCGGTACTCCAGATTGTCGTAAAGGCCCATAAAGATATCGCCGCTGAATCCTAGGCCGGATAACGCCTTTTTAGTGGCATCGGTAAGGGATTTTTTAGCGGCTTCCCCATCGCAGATCGGGCCATATTTGCTGCCGTAAATGTAGGGTGTGCAGCCGTAGGCGTATTCTTCTCCGCGAACATCGTTTACCAGATACCAAAGGCGAATTTTCATTACGTGATGTTTTTCAGTGAGGAAACCGCCATTACCATCTGAGATCAGTTCCCATGTATTGTTACCGTCAGTTCCTTTTACAGTCCGTGTAATTGGCGCTCCATCGTCAAAGCGTTCTTCCAGTATATCGACGCCCCAGCCGCTGCCTTTCAGGCCGAACTCACGAGTAGCCAGCATCGTAAGATACGTGCCGTTGATTGAGGTGCCGCCGCCGTTTTGCGTGAATGCTTTGGTAAAGCGCTCATCGGTTTTGAAGACGCGTTTCCACAGAGCCAGGTTGTCTTGTTCGGTGCCAGGATTACCGACTGATCGCACGACTTCTTCAGCGCTAGGCATGGTTTCTTTCTGGCTTATGTGCTCTACCAACTGCTCCACATCATCAGCAATTCTTTGCGCTTTGACGCTCAGTTTTTCCTCTGGCTCGCTGGCGCTGTTATTGTCTGACGCATAAACGCCATAACCCATATCGTTAAGCTTCTTACGTGCCTGTTTCGCCTGGGTATCTGTAACGACCGGCGGCGGCACTTCCGCTTTTTCGCCTGCGTTTGAGGCAGTGTTTTCTGTAGTGTCTGGTTGCTTGACAGGTGCGGTGTCGGCTTCTTCAAAGCGGCCGTTTGCATCCAGCCATGAATCGATGTGGCGGCGTAGGCTGTCAGGGAAATGATAGGTATCTTTCGCCGGTACGTTCTGCACTACACCAAAAATACTGTCTCGGTCATATTTCAGAATGTGCTCTGTGGTGCGAAGCGCCATTGACCAACGTTTAAAATCTTCGCGCTCGTCTGCAATGATTTTCTCAGCATCGCGAAGGTTGCCTGATAATACTGGTGCGTCGGGAGAAATAGGGAGTAGGGCAACAGCGATCTCCTGATCCAGTGTTGCATAGGTATGTTTATAACCACGTTTTGGCGCGATTTTAACGTTGGTATCAGTGCTGGCGGCGCCGAGTGAGGAATTTTGGCCTGGTACCATTTCTTCTCGTTTACCGGGATTCTCAAGCCAGCGTTTTACAAATTGAGAAATAGCCGCTTTGCCCGGAGTCTGGTTTTCAAAATGGGAGAAAATACCCTGAATAAGATTATTCAGGCCTTCAACATGCATATGTTTAACCGGCTCGTTGTTGTGCAGGGCGCAAAGCACATTGAAATTAAAACGGTCATCCTCTTCCATTGATTCGTCATGGTTATCCAGATCATCAAGATAATCTACAACCTGCGAATAGAGATGTCCGTTAATCTCTAATAGGCTGAAGAGCAATACAGCAGCAAAACGCTCCCTGGGTGATACCGTCATCAGATCGATAACTTCATCGCCTGCCGGCAACTCGGTGCCGCCGTCATTCTGGCTGTTAGCCACCCATTTTTCACCATCAAAGGTGTTTTCTTGGGCGAAATGCTCATCGAACTGGCCGACTGCCGGCAGTGGCTGGCCTTCAATGTGTTCCCACAGCTTAGGTTTGAAATAGTTGTCTCCGTTCGCCGGGTAAGACTCCCAGAGTTTTCCGGTCATAATACTTTCAGCGACTTTCTTGTTAGGTGCTTCGACGGCGATCGCCAGCTGCACGGCGCCGCAGTCTTTGATTGCGGATTTTTTGGGCTCAAATAAGCCGTTGTATATGGTCATTGGTCTTTCCTCTTGGTTTCAGGCGCAGGTCAGGCGCCGGATTTAGCTAGACGGATAGCAACTTTAATCCCGGCTCTTTTCTGCTTGAATGCCGGAAATTTCCCCTTTTCAGCATTGGCGTAAACGGTGCCGGTGGTTGGGTAGAACTCGACACGACGAACACCGCCGATAATGGTGATATGCATCGTCCCTGAACCAAAGTCGCTATTATTTTCGTGCTCAAATACTGATAAGCCAGCATCGATTATTTTTTCGATGAATGGGTTATTTGTCATAGGAACCTCAAAAAGGTACGTCGCTTTCTTCAATCGGAGAGTGATCGATGCACAGCAGCTGCTGAATCTGGTCTTCAATAACACCCAGCTCCTTCTTAGCTTCGGCAGAGATTTTCTCTTTCTTCGCGCGAAGGGCATTAACCTGCATACCAATAATGTCGATTGGATCTAAAGCCGGAATGGCAACCTCTACCGTTTTGGTAGTAACGAGGACATACAGATCAGGGTATTGCTGTGACATGTCACAGGTGAATGAGTGATAAGACGTTGGTAGATATGGGTTGGTTGTGGCCATAACGTAAATAGTTACGGGGATGGTAAGCGCTTCCATAGCGACTCCTTGTTGATGTATACTCAGAGCCGATCAGTGTTGACTCTGTCGGCATTGGTCTTTCCTCATCACAAGCTTGGTCGCTTGTGATAAGTCCGAATGGTTTGGTCACCGTTCGGGGTAATTGGCCCGCCTTGTGCGGGCCTTTTGCCATCTAAAGGTTGCCGGTCTTTCCCGGCTGTCAGGGCTGGTCATGCCCGTTGGTCATTGGTCTTTCCTCCCGGTCTTTCCCGGCGCCAGAGCTGGTCAGGCTCACTGGTCTTTCCTCACAGGGTCCCTCTTTTCGAGGGCTTCAGTTTTCACTGAAGGGTCGCATAAATCGTTACTGTGTTAAAAAAATGCCCGGGGCGCCCGGGCCAAGACTACACACAGCAATTCGTATTCGTTGCGGTCTTTCCCGCATGTCATCGTACTGTCGGCGACCCGAAGAATTCTTGCCCGTCTTTCCGGACTGTCAGAACTGTTTCTGAACAACTGCCGCGTGGTTAGTGCGTCGTTGATGTGATGAATATTAGAATTGAGCATATTTTAGGTCAAGCGGAAAATAATCGTAAAAATAATATTAATTATATGCCATTGATTGATAAGCGAAAAAAAATCCCGACTCGCGGGATTCTTTGATTGGAGGGGGATTTATTGCTTTCTTGCTGCGAGTAACTCTTCAAATAAACGGTCAAAACCAACTACTTTATCTTTTAATTCAGATAGATGCCTTTCTTTTTCACTTTGAGGAAGTCTTTCATACAGCTCGATGAGTTCGGCTTCTTCTGGCTTCAACAGACGCCACCCTGCTGACGAATAATCATCAACGTGTGTACCCGATTTTCGAACATAGTTCATCAGTTCGGCCAGATCGGGCCGTAGGTCCTCAGGTTTTACCCCCAGCAAAGCTGCGAACTTTAGAGCGGCGTCGGTGTTTAGCGGAATATTACCGTTCAGATAGTGGCTGACAGTAGCCTGCGTACTGAAGCCAAGTGCATCCGCCGCCTTTTCTTGTGTAAGGCGTAAAGTTACTTTTTTTTCGTTCCAGATGTCCCGGAGACGTTGAGCGGTTTCTGATTCATCCGCGTCGAGTGTTTTTTTTCTCATGGCGTCCATATTATTCGCAAAATTAATTTACGCCCAATCGCATAAGTATTGACACTTGGATATTATTAAAACTAATATTCATGTGTCACATACATCTCAGGAGGACATATGGATCTTAAAACCTATCTAAAGACCTCTGGCGTTCGCCAGCAGGATTTCGCTCAAGTGGTTGGCGAGACGCAGGGCTATGTCAGTCGCGTTGCATCAGGAAAATGCCTACTTGGTGCTGCAACTGCATTGAAATGGGCCGCTGCAACCGGCTATCAAGTAACACCGCATGATCTACTCCCCAATATTTACCGAAAACCAACTGACGGACTGCCGGAACAGAATGCAGCTTAACAATCTGCGTTATCGAAATCTGATTACGCTTAATCAATTTTCAGCGACAGGAGACGCTCGAAGTGGAATACCTCGAAGAACTTAAACGAGAGATCTTTAACTGGGCAGCGGAAAGCGGGCAGGAGCTGGTTGCTATCGAGATAAGCCGCATGTGGTTTCGTCTTGGTGGTAATACCGGTTCGCTGAAGCTGCACCAGATCGAAGATGCAGATGGAAACGCCGACTGGCGGGCAATCAACAACAACCGCCAACAAATTTTTCGTTGGTTGCGAGGCGAGACCAAAGCCGCGAGAGCCAAAACTCTGGCGCTGGTCAAAGCGATGGAAGCGGCGCTGCCGGCAGAACGTTACGCGCGCTTGGGTATGTCCACCCAGTATTTAATTTGTGTGGCCATTCGTGAGTTTGCCGCGGCGATTATCGCGTTGTTACTCGACGCCAGAGACGGGCCGCAGCAAGTCGCCAGAGCATTGCAAGCTATGCGAGAAACACAGCGCCTGACCAGCGTTTAACCTGTACCGAGGAAAGACCAATGAGAACACAAGACCGCATCACCTGGCGGAACGGGTTTCGCCGGAACGGGGTGCAAGTCCCGATGGAAGATATCGAATCGATTTTCGAGGAACGTCGCGCTGCTGCGCTGACAATCTGGGAACGCTACGAGCTACGCAAGGCAGAATTGCAGGAAGCGGGCCTCACCCAGAAAGAATACGAAATCGCCTGCCGTCAGTTGGCTGATTCGCTGGGGATCTGAGTATGAATATTTTGCCATTACTCGACAGGCCGATCGCCTTCCAGCGCAGTTTTATTCGTCTGGATATTGGTGTGACGGCTGCGCTGTTTCTGTCACAAATGACCTACTGGACTAACCGATCCGACGATGACGGATGGGTGTATAAAACTCAGGAAGAATGGGAAGAAGAAACCGGCCTTTCCCGCTATGAGCAGGAGGGCGCGCGTAAGAAACTCCGCTCAATTGGTGTACTGCTGGAAAAAAGAAAAGGTGTCCCTGCACGACTTTTCTACAAGGTAGATAATAACGTTTTATATCAGGTGCTTGTAGACGCAAACAAGAATGCGGAAAAACCACATACTGGAATGCGGAAAACCACCAAACAAGTCAGGGGAAAACCAGCAAACTTTCTTACAGAGAATACTACAGAGAATATAGATCCCCCTTACCCCCAAACGGGGGAAAGCGACGAGCGTATTTTTTCTGATGCTCAAAAAGCGCTTGAGTTTTACAACGAGAAAACCGGTACCCGCTGCAGAGACCTTAAGCCGTTTGTGGTGATGCTGACTGCGACCACTACCCGGGATGGGTATACCCTGGCAGAAATCCAACTGGTGATCCGCTGGGTGTTAGCCACATGGCGCCGCCGCGGAGATGGGTTACCAAAGCCGGCGAACATCTGCCGAGTTAAACGGTTCGATGGCTATCTCGCAGATGCTGAGGCTTGGGCTGTGTTGGAAGCTGAGATCGACCCGGAAGCCGTCATGAACGGCTACAACGAAATTTTTGCTGATACGTTGCCGGCGGCAGAGCTGGACGACGATCGACGCCGGATGATTACCAGACTGGCCGCCCACATGAAAAACAAAACTACGGGCGCTTTCCTCGGATACTTCGAGAAATTCCGCGCTGATGCACCAGATTTTTATTTCGGTGCCAACGGCGGCTGGCGTGCCAGCTTTGACTACCTGATGAAACCAGAAACGTTACGTAAGACACGGGAAGGTTCGTTATGACTCCGCAGGAACTGGAAGCTTGTGTGCTAGCTGGCCTGTTAAACGGCGGTGCCAGCCCGGATGCATTCGACGTGATTGCCTCTACGCCTGAAGAATCTTTCAGCATAAGGTTTCATCGTCGCGCGTTCTCCGAAATTAAAAAACAGGCGCTGGCGAACGGCCTGATCGACATGCTTTTTGTCAGCGAAGCGCTGGGCGGTAGTAGCCTGGCTGATTTATCAGAGATTACGCGCATGCCTGCCACGGTACCGAACCTGAAGGGTTACGCCGGAAAAATGGTTAAGGCGTGGCGCAGCCGCCGTATGGCCGAATTACTGCAGCAGGGCGCTGATGGTATCCGGCAGGCAAACAACCAGGAACAGCGCGATCAGGTTGTCGAAACTGCCGTGGCGCAGCTGCTGGACATGACCGGCGACACTGGCGACGTGCAGCCGGTACACATGAGCGAATTACTGCCTGTGTACATGGAAACCATGCAGAAACGCATGGACGGTGAAGAGGGCACCCGAAACCTGAAAACCGGGATCGAGGAACTTGACGATGCGACCGGTGGAATCAACCTGCAGGATTTGATTGTCGTCGCCGGGCGTCCGGGCATGGGAAAAACAGAATTTGCGCTGAAGATTGTCGATGGTGTTACCGCTGCAGGCGGTGGCGCGTTGATATTCAGCATGGAAATGGCCGCTGCGCAAATCGTAGAACGCTCTCTGGCGGGGTCTGGCAACATGTCAGTGTCACGCCTGCGTAATCCCCTCGATATGCAGGACGAGGATTGGGCGCGCTTTACCGCGGCCATGGAGACCATGAACGGGCGCGATATCTGGATCGTCGATGCTACCGATCTGACGATTGAGCAAATCCGGGCTATTGCCGAGACGCATAAGCGCCGTTATCCGCATCTGGCGATGATCGTTGTTGATTACCTTGGCCTGATTAAAAAACCGAAGGCAGAGCGTAACGACCTGGCGATCGCCCATATTTCCCGAAACCTTAAAACTATGGCTATGCGCCTGCATACGCCAACGTTCGCGCTTAGCCAGCTTTCGCGCGCCGTGGATTCCCGTCCGGCGACCCAGCGTCGCCCGGTTATGTCAGACCTCCGCGACTCCGGTTCTATCGAGCAGGACGCCGACAGCATCATGTTCCTGTACCGCGATGAAGTCTACAACCCTGAAAGCCCGGCTGCGGGGATCGCCGAAATTATCCTGGGGAAAAGTCGATTCAGTGCTGCTGGTGCCGTTATCTATCAGGAGTTTAAAAACGGCCACTTCCTGCACGTTGATCAGCAAGTCGGCAAAGAGAAAACCCGCATTCAGCTGGAGGCAGCAAAACCACGAAAACAACCGCGTAAATATTCAGAGAAGTACAACACCGATACATTTTAACTGCGCCTGACCAGCGCGATATAACCGAGGAAAGACCAATGACCACGAATTTAAATTACCCGAAACCAGTTAATCCGGATGATGGTTGTAACTGGCTACCCGTTATTCTCTGGCGCATGAACGCCGGCGCCCGTGCGCGGAGCCGTTCTGTATTTATTGCCGCGCCACGACCAGTACCAGTGCCGGGAATTACTCTGCAAAAGCCAGTTAAACGTGAAGCGCCGATGCCCGCAGTTTCAGGTCGTCGCCGTAAAACCCATATCGGCACCGTGATTTATTCCAAAGGTGAAAAAGATGTGCGCCTGAGTGAAGGGGTCACCGTCTGGTCTGCGGGCGCTAACGAGCATTTCGATAAAAAAACAGGTCAGCGTGTCGGTGGTGCTGGCCGTCATCGGCTGCTACTTGACAGCATTCGCCCGCTGCTTGCCAGCGATGATCAACCTGGTGCCGGGAAAGTTACCGCGCAGCAGCTGGTCGCCGTGATGAAAGGCAAAACACTTTCTTACCAGACTATTCTGGGCCAGCTTCAGAAACACTATCCGGAATGTCAGGTCACGCTCAAAGAAATTCAGGATCGAGTTTTAAAAATGTTCAGTTCGAACTATGTCGGTATCACTCGCCATGAAGATACGCCAGTGGTTCATTTCACGCTTAACAGCGTGGATCCCCGTTATTACGTCGAGTCAGCGAAAAACAAGAGGGTGTAAAGCATGGCCGGGCAATCAGATTACCTGCCGCCCGGCCTACCGCTCAATCGCGCCAAATGGCCGCAGGAGTATCAGCTCAAAGAGCACTACGACATGCGGGCCGCGGCACTCATACGTCAGCTGTTTGAGAAGAAAGTTACTCGGCAGTACATCGTTGAGTCGATTGCAGCGACGCCGGAAAGCTACCGGGAGTTTTTCAAAGAGAGATTAAATTTTTGGCGGGAGCGAGCCCATGCTTGTTAAGCCCCCGTTACTAATGAGATTGTTAGTATAACACTGGTTCATCGTTGCGCCGTATCGTCTTGTAACTGAATATCATTTCGTCAATTGGATGGGTTCTAAGACCATCTTTATGGATGGATATTTGTAACGTAGCGATAAAGCAGATTGATATGAAGTATTGTAAAATCAGTGTATTGTGTTGAAATTAAACGAGAAAAATTATGCCGCCTTTTAACTCATTAGTGATCTTTTTGTTATGTGCAGCATCCTGCTTAACACTTTATCTTAAATCAAGAATTATTTTTGACTTATTGACAGTTTTTGCTATATCTGTTAATTATTTGATAGGGTTTACAATGAGGATTTTAAGATGGAATTGCTTTATTCAAATACAAGTATTAATTATTTTCTCCCATATCAATTACTATCAGCAGATTCAAAATCGATAATTAAATTAATGCCTTTCATTGAAGATGGCTTCTTTCCAGGTTATGCGGAAGTCGCTAGCAATGATTCTAATAATAAAGTTAGAACTGTCAGGGTTGATAAGAGTTTTGGGGATTATCATGTTGGTGTGACTTTTGCTCCTTGGGCTGTAAGTATTACTTTTGAGTCTCAGAAAAGCGTAGGTTACCACACGTTGGTAACACTCCTTGATCATGTTTTAAAATTATTTAATGCAACATTTGAGCAGGAAAATATTAAAGGGGGCGAGTTTCTGTTGTCATTAACGATGCTTGTAAAAGCAGCCCCGAGAATGAAGGTCTGCTTTATTCTAAATTTTTCAAATTAGACTCTAAGCCTGTTGAATGGATGTTCAGGAATGTTCTTGTTGAACAGTTTAAAGATGAGAAGATTTTTAATATTCTATCTATAACTAAGGCGCCAGCAGTCATTAATGTTAAAGGCAATATATTTGAAGGCGATTCAATATTAATCAATGTTGACAAGAATACTCACCCAGGCAACTCAGACTTAAGGTTCTCCATGCGTGATAGTGGTTTCATTAAAGATTTACTAAATGAGGCTCTGGAAAATATCAAGGACGTAAAGGAGTTATAGCATGAGTGGTGAGATCATTCACTTTGACTTCAGCCAACCAAAACCTGCTTTAGTGTTGAATCATAACATGGTTTTGTTTGAACAAAATAGCAGTAGTAGTATTGAAATCAAACCGAAAGCTAATAATGAAAATGATGTTATTTTACAACTTAATAATTCGGATGGGGGGCCCGGAGCACAGGGGGGAGAACTAACAACAGACTTGACAGTTAATAAAACAATGCAACACATTGTTGATGTGATTTATAGTTCATTTTTGTTTGACAATATCGAACAAGGTTTTGAGTCAAAAACATACAGAGTAATCAATGAATTAGCGAAAAGTTATGGTTTTGAGCTCATTGATATGGCATTAACTCAGGTCATTCTAAAATATATAGTTTCAAGTGAAGTAGTGGTCATATGTAAATCTATTGCTCTTTTAACCGAATTTGATGCCGATGAAATTCCGGCTGCATCGGTATTGGCAATAACCTCCTTTTCCCACAAAAAAAGTGATGCCGTAAAAGAGATGGTGTTGATGTCAATTGAGACATGGAAACCGGAAATGGCATTGAAACTACTTGAGGATATGGAACCCTACAACAAAAAATACCTGGAAAGATACCGTCAAAAAGTTATAAAGATGCTTAAAGGACGATGATATGTCTTATTATATTAGAAGTATTAAATCGGAGTTTTGGGAGAATGAGTTACCTAATGGCGGGCATATGACTATGCCTGCCGATTGCATAACAAATTGTTTAAAAACCACCTCGAATTCATTATCGATATGGAAGACGGAAAGTTTAGAAATTCATGATGAATATAATAAAAAATTGCTTGCGGCAATGGCTTTAAGTGTTGATCGGCCAAAGCAATATAAGGTTGTTTTTATCAGTGATGAAGAACTGGAAGAGTTAGGCTTAACCCTTGCTGAGACGCCAGGTGATACTCCATTTGAGGAATATCAACATACACACAGAGATATAACTAATCTTACATTAGATACTATTGGAAAATTCGCTTGGCTTATTCAAAGTAAAGTCAATGATGACGGGGAATTCATTGATATCGTTTCTGTTGAGGAGGTTGTTGATTTTATAAAAAATATATTTCCTGACAAGGATAGTCTGCCAGATAAACCAAAATCGTGTAAAAAATGGAGAGATATCTATCAATAAAGATATCTATCAATAATGTATAGCTTCGATTATTAACCAGTGCGCGTCTATAATTTTTATTAATATCAGGTGAGATCATTATCTCTTCAAAAGATAGTAAATAAAAATTTTTTGTTGCGGTATTAATTTCTGATTCAATTAATAGTTTTATTTTTTTTTTGGAATAAACATTAATAATTTTTTTGTTATAAGTTAATGTATTGCGAGATTTTGTGTTTGCACTGTGCTTAGTAAAGAGGTATAAACACTGTAATTATATACAGTTGTTTGGGGGTTGGATGTTGTGGTTGAAAAGAACGAAACAGTAGGCCTTCCCCCCGACGATGGTACTGTGTTAGTCACATACAAAAACGGTAAAGTCAGCAAGACAAGAAAGGTCCACGATGACGAACACGTAGCATCTCTTAACGCGTTGTTTGAAATGGCAAAACTATCTGGATACACGATTATAAAACCAGATGGCACTGTGTTATAATCATGGTGTTGGCCTGAACACCCAACACTCTGTATTTCTGAGCAATTGCTGCGCTAAAGGGGAACCCAATGGCGCAGTATTCTTTTGTAAAAGCACCCGGTGATGTATTAATTCCTGCATCGCCAGACGCCCGCGATTTTCTGAAAAAAATTAAACTGGGCGCTGTCTTGTATTCAGATTTTAAGCAGGCACGAAACCCGGCGTTTCACCGCAAATTTTTCGCCCTCCTGAATCTGGGCTTTGATTACTGGCAACCTTCCGGCGGTGCAATATCGCCAGCCGATAAAAAACTGGTGCGTGGCTACGTGCAGCTGGTGGCCCACTATGCCGGACACGCCGACACTTTGCAGGAACTGGCGGATCAGTATCTCCGCGATGAAGCAGAAAAACGTGCCGGGAATATCAGCGCGGTTAAATCGTTTGAAGCGTTCCGTTCCTGGGTGACTATCGAAGCCGGTTTTTATACCGAATACCAGATGCCTGATGGCACCACCCGCAAGGAACCCAAATCCATATCGTTCGCAAAAATGGACGATGTAGAATTTTCCCAGCTGTACAAATCCGTATTAGACGTCCTCTGGAATTTTATTTTATTTCGCACCTTCCCAACACAGCAGGCAGCAGAAAACGCAGCCTCGCAATTATTCAGCTATGCCGCCTGAGAAATATCGCCATGACCAAAGACGATAAACGCTGGCTGGCTTTGTTGAATAAATCGAACTTTTGCTGAGTTGAAGGATCAGATCACGCATAATCCTGATAATGCAGGCAGTTCCGTGGCAAAGCAGAAGTTCAGAATCACCAACTGGTGCAACTATAACAAGGCCCTGATTAATCGTGGTTCCATCACTTTCTGGCTGGATGATGAGGCGATTCAGGCCTGGTATGAGTCAGCAACGCCCGCATCGCGCGGACGGCCTCAGCGCTATTCAGACCTTGCCATCACTACCGTTCTGGTCATTAAACGCGTATTCCGGCTGACCCTGCGAGCCGCTCAGGGCTTTATTGATTCCATTTTTTCCCTGATGGGTGTCCCACTGCGTTGCCCGGACTACAGCAGTGTCAGCAAGCGGGCAAAGTCGGTGAATGTCAGCTTTAAAGCACCCACCCGGGGTGAAATCGCGCATCTGGTGATTGACTCCACCGGGCTGAAGGTCTTCGGTGAAGGCGAATGGAAAGTTAAAAAGCACGGCAAAGAGCGCCGCCGCATCTGGCGAAAGCTGCATCTTGCTATTGATGGTAAAACACATGAAGTCATCTGCGCGGACCTGTCACTGAACAATGTAACAGACTCAGAAGCCTTCCCGGGTCTTATCCGGCAGACTCACAGAAAAATCAGAGCAGCAGTGGCCGACGGAGCTTACGATACGCGCCTGTGTCACGATGAACTGCGGCGTAAGAATATCAGCGCGCTTATCCCTCCCCGAAAGGGAGCGGGCTACTGGCCCGTTGAGTATGCAGACCGCAACCGTGCTGTTGCGAATCAGCGTCTGAGCGGGAGCAATGCGCGGTGGAAGTGGACAACAGATTACAACCGTCGCTCGATAGCGGAAACGGCGATGTATAGGATAAAGCAGTTGTTCGGAGGTTCACTGACACTGCGTGATTATGACGGGCAGGTGGCAGAGGCTCTGGCCATGGTTCGGGCGCTGAACAGGATGACAAAGGCAGGAATGCTGGAAAGCGTGCGTATTGCCTGAAAATCTGCCCTGCTACAGGGACACTCGCCCCGAATCTGATTTATTCAACAAAGCCACGCTGGCTGGAAGACGTTGCATCACTGGGTTGCGTCGTATGCAGAAATCTAGGCTATGGCGCCACACCCGCAGAGGTTCACCATATCCGCAAAGGGCAGGGCATAGCCCAGCGCGCCAACCACAAAGAAACTCTCCCGCTTTGCCCGCCACACCACAGAACCGGCGGACACGGCGTAGCTATCCACGCAGGGCAAAAAACATGGGAAGAAAACTACGGAACGGAGACTGAATTGCTCGAACAGGTAACTATCGAGGTAAAGGAATTACGCTTATGCAGAATTTAATTCCGTCTCTAAGAGCAGCAGATAACGCTAAAAAATGCGGTTGGCCAACGCGTCCGGAAAGCATGAAATTCTGTTCAGGCTCCTTTTCCATTCTGGCGGATGGCGATTTTGCCCCTCTCTATGCTCGCGCACGCGCGCGTTTAGGAGGCTGATTTATGCCGCTGGTCGCCACCTTCAGAACAGACTGGTTCCGGGTTATTACCGACCTGACCAGAAAAAACCTCACCACTCAGCAAATCGCCGATGAACTTGGCGTTTCGAAATCTGCCGTTCTCGGTTGGAAATCCGGATCAGAACCTCGACACGGTCACGGTGAGGCGCTTATCGCGCTCTGGTGCCTGGCTACCAGCTCAGACCGTAAAAAACTCCCCACTGTGCTTTACCGCCAGTGGTGGACGTTCCGCCGCCCTGTTTTTGGTCGGGAAACTGACCAGAAGGGCAACACACAATGACGACTCACTAATTCAGGAGTGAAAAAAATGGCTCGACCGAGAAAAACCATTGAAACGCCGGGGCAGGAAAAAGCAGCACCGGAAGAAAATACGCTCGTTATTGAGGGGCAGTTAATTACCGCTGAACAGAACGGAGTGCAGCAGCAGGGTAGCGGTAGCGACGAACAGACGGTGCAGCGGAAGGTTTCAACCCTGCTTGATGGCACTCAACTGGCAGAACGTAACGCCATTCTCGCCACGCTCAACGAGCAGGGCGCAGCCATCGTCGCCCGCTTCGAAGAGTACGCCTTCACGGATGAAATTGGCCACCCGCTGACCAACTGCCTCGATTTCCTCAATCTGGTGCGCAAAGCCACTGAGGTAAGCACTGGCGGTACGGCGGAGCAGGTGACAAACGAGGAAGGCAAAAAGCAACCCGTACGCAGCGCGCCGGTATTAACCGAACACGGCTGGCACGTTCCGGGCTAAGGAGATTTTTATGTGTGGTAGCGCACCAAAAGTTGTTCAGTCAGACCCGCAGGCCGAAGCCGATGCAGCAGCAGACGCAGCGGCCAAAGCCGCGAACGCTGACGCAGCAGCGCGCAAAAAGCGTAAACAGGGATCATCCCTGCTGGCCAGCGGCGCAGAAGGCGCAACGGATACAGGTTCTTCCCTGTTGTCCACTGGCGCACAGGCCGCAAAAAATACGTTAGGGGCTTAATTCATGGATCAACTCGCCAGCCGGTTAATCAGGCGCGCTGACACGCTGAAAGCAAATCGCCAGGTGCATGAAAGCGTCTGGAGGGAATGCTACGACTACACCTATCCGCTGCGCGGGGCCGGGTTTTCGTCTGAGGTGCTGGACGCACAGAGCGCAAAGCACAAGGTTGCGAAGCTGCTGGACGGCACAGCCACCGACAGCGCCCGTATGCTGGCGTCCGCGCTTATGTCAGGGATGACCCCGGCGAATGCTCAATGGCTGAACCTCGACAGCGAACTACTGCCTGATGACGCTAAGGCGTGGTTGTCCACCTGTGCAACGCTGGTATGGGAAAATATCCACGCCGCTAACTTTGACGCGGAAGGGTACGAGGCCAATCTCGATGTGGTCTGTGCTGGCTGGTTCGCGCTGTACGTCGATGAGGACAAGGAAGAGGGCGGATTTACCTTCCAGCAGTGGCCGCTGGCGCAATGCTTTGTGACCTCCACACGTCGCGACGGCATCGTTGATACGATATATCGCTGCTATCAGCTCACCGCTGAACAGGCAGTGAAAGAATTCGGCGTGGACAAGGTAAGCGAAAAAATCCGCGATGCTGCAAAAAACAAACCCGACGATAAATTTGATTTTCTGCACTGCATTTTCCCGCGCGATACCTACGCCGTAAATGCGAAGCTGGCGCGCAACATGCGCTTTGCATCGTTCAACGTGGAAGTGAGCGGCAAGCGTATCGTGCGCGAATCCGGCTATCACGAATTCCCTGTATGCGTCCCGCGCTGGATGAAAATCCCCGGCGGATCCTACGGTATCGGCCCGGTATACGATGCGCTGCCGGACTGCAAAGAACTGAACGAAACCAAACGCATGGAGAAGGCCGCGCAGGATCTGGCTATCTCCGGCATGTGGATTGCTGAAGATGACGGCGTACTCAACCCGCGTACGGTCAAAGTCGGCCCGCGCCGCATCATCGTGGCGAACAGTACCGAAAGCATGAAACCGTTGCTCACCGGCGCAGATTTCAACGTGGCGTTTACCGCTGAAGAACGCCTGCAGGCTTCCATCCGCAAAATCATGATGGCCGACCAGCTGCAACCGCAGGACGGCCCGGCGATGACCGCTACCGAAGTGCATGTGCGTGTCGCGCTGATCCGCCAGTTGCTCGGCCCGGTCTATGGCCGATTCCAGGCTGAATACCTGCAACCTCTGGTGGAGCGCTGCTTCGGTATTGCGTTCCGCGCTGGCGTTTTTCCTCCCGCTCCCGAGAGCCTCCAGAGCGCCAATTTCAACGTGCGTTATATCTCCCCGCTGGCCCGTGCGCAGAAGCTGGAAGATGTGACCGCCATCGAGCGATACGGCCAGAACATCATGCAGCTGGCGCAGGCGTACCCGGATGTACTGGACAACATGGACAGCGACGAGGCGAGCAAGGTTGTCGGCGAGGCTCTTGGCGTTCCGGCAAAAGTTATGCGTTCCGCTGATGCGGTCGAGCAACTTCGACAGCAGCGCCAGCAGATGCAACAGCAGCAGGCGCAACAGCAGTTGCTGTTGCAGGCCGGGACGGAAGCCGCCGGCGCAGCAGGGCAGGCAGCAGGAGCAATTATGGGACAACGACTGGCGGGCAACCAATGATCAAAAAAGACGTAACCCCTGAAGACTACCGGCGCATTTTCGAGGAGATGCCCGGCGGGCCGCAGGTGCTGGACGAATTAACGCGCCGCTTCGGGCGTGAGGCGTATGTCAAAGGCGGTACCGAAGGCGACCGCGAAACCTGTTACCGGGCCGGACAGCGTTCCGTACTCGATTTCATTCTGATGCAAATCAACAAAGCAGACGGAGTAAACGACGATGTGGAAGTTTAAACACTTATTCATGAACACCGAAACAGGCGCAGAAGCGCCAGCAGGTAACGCAGGAGGGGATGATGCTGGTAATGGCGATGGTACTCAAAATCCGGGCGGCGGTACTCCTGCTGGTACTTCGCTACTCAGCACCGGCGCAGGCGAACAAGGCGCGGATGACTGGCTACCTGAAAAATACCGCGTTATGGGCGATGACGGAAAACTCAACGTTGAAGGCTCAGCCCGCAAACTGGCGGATGCTTACTCGCACCTTGAAAAGCGCATGGGCAGCGGGGACACGCCGCCGAAAACTGCTGATGAGTATGCGCCAAAGGTAGAGGTCGAGGGTTTTAAGTGGGACGAATTCAAAGCCGACCCGCGCATGCAATCCTTCATGAAATCGGCTCATGCCAAAGGCATCACCAACGATCAGATGGGTTTCATCCTGGGCGAATATGCACAGCTGGCCCCCGAACTGGTTAACGGTGCTGCGGCGCTGGATTCGGAAGCCGCCGCCACGCAGCTGCGCGAGACGTGGAAAACTGACGCCGAGTTTAATAAAAACATCGGTCTGGCTTTCCGGGCGTTTAACTCTCTGGCGGATGACAGCGACAAAGGGCGTATGGACGAAATCGGAAATAACCCGATGGTGATCCGCATGCTGGCGAAAATCGGTGCTGAAATGCAGGAGGATGCGCCGGCGGGCGGCGATGTGAATCTCGAAGAGCAACAATCAATCCGCGACCTGATGAAGTCTCCGGCCTACATGGATCCGAAACACGCCGACCATGAGAACGTTTCCGCCCGGGTTCGCGCGTACTACCAGAAGCGTTACGGCGATCAGACAGTAGTTTAGTGTTAAGGCCTCTCCTGTAAGAGGCCTTATTTTTTATTTACGTAAAAAATCACATTGATAGGTTGAAGGAAATTCTTTTTGTAAAACAACCATTACTTGTCCGTTACTTCCTCTAACTGGTGGAATTGTTTCAGAGATTAGCCAACCTTCTTTCCATAACGCTTCGAGAGCCATGCCAGCATAAGGTGATTTTGCTCGGTTAATATCCCCCGCACTTAATGTAGATGTCCCCTCCATAATGACAAAGGAAATTACCCTTTGGCAGATAGTTGCGTGTGCATTTAAAGCAAAACAATAAGTTAATAAAAAAAAAGATTATTTTCCTCACAGTAACCTCGAAGAAAAATAGTTGCGCCGTATTATATAGTAGCAGCTCTTTTATTTGGTCGGGATTCCGACCGTGCATTTCGATAACAATCACTCCATAACCAGCCCGGCGGGGACGCCGGATACCTGATTTCTCCCGCAATGCGCCAGCGCCAACCGCATTGTGCAGATTTGGGCCGGGAAACCGACACCCCGCAGGCGATTTTTTACTGGAGTGATTTTTATGTCATTTGATGCAAACAAGAACATGATCACCGCTGCGTTTGTTACGCAGTTTCATGATTCTTTCGAAATCGCCGCGCAGCAGAAGGATTCGCGCCTGCAGGCGGCTGTCCATGACCGTGGCAGCATCACAGGTGCGTCGTTCACCATCAACGATATGGGCACCATTGAGATGACCCAGATCACCACGCGTTTCGGTGATACCGTCTGGGATGTTCCGGAAGCCGGTACCCGTAATGCGCTGATGGCCGACTACGGCGTTTTCGTCCCGGTCGAGAAACGCGACCTGCGCAAGCTGATTGCCGACCCGCAGGGGCCGTATTTGCAGCTCACCCTGTCCGCCGCCAACCGCAAAAAAGACGATGTTATTTACCGCGCGCTGCTCGATGCGGTACTGCGTAAGACTGAGAACAACGGCGCGTATGCATCCGTTACCCTCCCGGCCTCGCAGAAAATCGTTGCTGGCGGTACTGGCATGACCAAAGCCAAACTGATCGCAGCAAAAGCGATGTTCCGCCGTAACGAATGTGACGAGCAGAACGGCGAAGAGCTGTACATGACGTACAACGCCGACATGCTAACGCAGATCCTCAGCGATACCACGCTGACCAGCGCCGACTTTATGGCGGTGAAAATGCTGCAGGAAGGCGCGGTAAACGGTAACTGGCTGGGCTTCAAATGGCTGGCTTATGAAAAACTGGATTCTGTGACTGCCGCCAGCGTTACCACCAAAACCGCCGCAGCCTGGTGTAAATCCGCTGTGCATTTCGGTACCGGCGCTGAGTACAACGTCGATATCGGTCCGCGCCGCGATAAAAATAACACCATCCAGATTTCCGTTGATGCGTCCTATGGCGCAGGCCGCGCCAACGATAAAAAAGTCGTTGCCATCGATTTTGTAGCATAAAGCCGCTGGTACCTTTGCCGGGGGATCCCTCCCGGCCTTTTTTCATCTGAGGTAAGGCTATGGCTTCCAGTATCTCTATCTGTTCTAACGCACTGCTGGCGCTCGGCGCCCATCCCATTAACAGCTTCGACGAAGCGACCGAACACGCCCGCCTGTGCTCAAATATTTATCCTACCGCACGCAATGATCTGCTGCGAAAACATCCGTGGAACTGCGCGGTAAAACGCGTAGTGCTCTCACCGTCCAGCACCGCGCCCGCCTTTGGTTTCGGCTACCAGTTCCCGCTGCCGGGCGATTTAATCCGGATCCTGTCCGTTGGCCGTGAGTATGAGGATATCGGGTACCGCGTTGAAGGAAACCGCCTGCTGGCGAATCAGAACGTAATTTATCTGCGCTACCTGTTTCGTAACGAGGATGAATCGACGTGGGATTCGTCGCTGGTCAATCTGGCCGAAGCGTTCATGGCCGCAAAGCTGGCGTACGCTGTCACCGGCTCCGCGAGTCTGCGCGACAGTCTGACGCAGGAAGCTGCATTCCTTCTTCGCCAGGCCAAATCTATCGACGGACAGGAAGAACCGCCGGAAACGCTGGACGGCTATCCAACTTATGAATCGAGGTTCTGATGCGCGCGAACCTGATAAAAACCAATTTTACCGCGGGTGAAATTTCCCCGCGCCTGATGGGGCGTGTTGATATCGCCCGCTATGCCAACGGTGCAAAAATTATCGAAAACGCGGTGTGCGTGGTGCAGGGCGGTGTCGTTCGCCGACCGGGTACGCGCTTTGCCGCTGCCGCTAAATATGGTGACCGGACAGCACGACTGATCCCCTACGTCTTTAACCGCTCGCAGGCGTACATGCTCGAATTTGGCGACGGGTATCTGCGCATCTACCAGAACGGCCGGCAGCTGGTAAACGACGATAATACCCCGTATGAAATCGCCAGCCCGTACAGCGTCGATATGTTGTCTGAGGTGAATTACGTGCAGGGCGCTGACACGATGTTTTTAGTGCACCAGAGCGTCCCGCCGCACCGCTTGCAGCGTAAGGGGCAAACTGATTGGGTACTGGAAGCCGCGCCGTTTATCGTGGAGCCATTCGACGAAATCCGCGACACGCCGGAGAAATGGTGTAAGCCATCGGTTAAAGAATTCGTCGGCTCAGAAATCACGCTGACGCTCAGTGATGCCGAACCCGCAGATGATGACGATTCCTCCGCGTTTACTGGTACCGGCTGGGTATCGGAGGACGTTGGTTCGTACGTTCGCATTAACAGCGGTCTGGTGCTGATTAAGAGCATCACCAGCGCGCAGATTGCCGTCGGCACCATCCGCACCGATTTAAGCGCAACGCAGGCGGCATCCCCCGGATCCTGGACACGTGAAGATACTGTCTGGACGGAGGAATTTGGCTATCCCGGCGCGGTGACGCTTTACCAGCAGCGGCTGGTTCTGGCCGGTTCCCCGCAGTACCCGCAAACAATCTGGTGGAGCGAAACCGGCGTTTATCTGTCGTTTGAGCTGGGAACGGACGACGACGACGCGATCAGCTTTACGCTGTCTTCTGACCAGCTAAACCCGATTGTGCATCTTGCGCAGATGAATACGCTTATCGCGCTGACGTACGGCGGCGAGTTTACGATCACCGCTGGCAGCGACGCGGCAATCACTCCCACCAATATTTCGGTAAAAAATCCCAGCCCGTACGGCTGCAACAGCATTCGCCCGGTTCGTGTCGGTACCGAAATTATGTTTATCCAGCGTGCCGGGAAAAAACTGTATGCCGTGGCGTATGACCCCGACAGCTACGTTTCTTATTCCGCCAACGATTTAACGGTGCTGGCCGAACACATCACAGCCGGCGGCGTCCTCGATATGGCGTATCAGCAACAGCCTGATGCGTTCGTGTGGCTGATCCGCGCCGATGGCGTACTGGTCACAATGGGGATAGACCGGGCGCAGGATGTAGTCGCATGGTCACGCCAGATCACCGATGGCGTTTTTGAATCGGTGGCGAGTATTCCCTCAGAAAGCGACGATGTGATTTATGTTCTGGTGCGCCGGGAAGTTAACGGCCAGACCGTTCGCTATGTTGAAGTATTCGACAGCACACTGAATACCGATTCCGCAGTAACCGGATCCAGTTCAGAAGGTGCCACCACATGGACAGGCCTTTCTCACCTCAATGGAAAAACGGTTGATGTGGTGGCCGATGGTTCCGTGATGCCACAGGCAACGGTAACAGGCGGGCAAATCACACTCAGCCGCAAAGCGAAAAAAATCGAAGTGGGCCTGCATTACGAAACCACCATCCAGACGCTGACGCCGGAAATCTCAACGACCGAAGGCACCACGCAGAACGCCCGCAAGCGTACCAGTGAAGTCACGCTGCGCTTTATGGAAACCACCGGCGCGGAGTGCAACGGTCAGGTGATCCCCTTCCGTACCTTCGCCCCAAAAATCCTTAACCAGCCAGCACCGCTTTTCACCGGTGATCATTATTTCGGGAAGCTCGGTTGGGAGCGCGGGGAAGACACCTTGATTATTCAGCAACGCCAGCCGCTGCCTTTTCACCTGCTGGCCATTATTTTCACGTTCTCCAGCAACGGGGGCTAATGATGATCCGTAATGCAACCGCCGGTGACATTCCGGCGCTTATCGAACTGGGAACCCGGATGTATCTGGAATCCCGCTATTCCGAAAATTCACCCTTTGACGCGGACAAATGCGCGGAACTGGCTGAAAGCCTGATTTATTCCGCTGCCGGCTGCGTGCTGGTGGCTGAAAAAGATGGACAGGTGATTGGCTGGCTCGGCGGCGGCATCGCGGAGCAGTTTTTTTCCCGCCAGCTGATGGCGTTTGAATATGGCCTGTTCGTCGCTCCGGAGTACCGGGGAGGCAGTGCTGGCCCACGGCTGGCCCGCGCATTTATCGAATGGTCGAAAGAACACGGCGCCGCAGTGATCAACATGGGGATCACTACTGGCGTTCATGCCGAACGTACTGGACAGCTTTATTCCCGCCTCGGTCTGCAACGTACCGGGCTGCTTTATTCGATGGAGGTTTAACGATGTGTACAGGTGTTGAAATCGCCCTGGTGGCTTCTTCGGTTCTCGCTGCTGGCGGGGCAGTGGCCAGCGGTCAGCAGCAAAAGAAAATGGCGAACTATCAGGCCGCGCAAGCTGAAGCCGACGCCGAAGCATCAAAAGCAGCGGCGAAAGTTGAAGCGGAGCGTATTCGTAAAGCCGGTCGCCAGCAGGCATCCGCCGCCAATGCTGCGTTGGCAGCTTCAGGCGTTGATACGGGAGAGGGAACGGCGCTGCGAGTCACGTCAGGTATTACCGGGGATGCGGAGCAGGACGCCTACCAGACAATCCTTAATGGCGTGAATTCTTCTAATCGCCTGCAGGCGCAGGCACAAGCCGACAGGATCAGCGGCAGTAATGCGGCGACAGCGGGAAATATTAGTGCTGGCAGTTCATTACTTAGTGCTGGCGGTACTGCATACAGCGGCTGGAAAAAAGCAAAAACAGGTAAATACGGTTTATATGCGGAGTAAGTGACGTGAGAATTCCAACGGGTAATTTTGGTAATGTGACACCGCAGGCACAGCAGACGCGTGCCGCTGTTAGCAATGTAGGCACTATCGGCAATGCGGTGTCTGGTTTTGGAGCCGCTACAGGGCAGGTAGCAGAACAAGTACAGCATGAGCAGGATAAAGCCGATGTGGCAGCCACACAGGCTATTTTGACCGATCTGGAAGCTAAATCTAATGACCGCTGGGAAAACCCTGAGACGGGCGCCACGGTTACGCGTCAGGGCTTTAAATCGTCCGGTGTGGTCACCGATATGGATAAGGCCGACGCTGGCGATTACGAGGAAGCGCGCAAGCGCGTACCGGCAAGTCAGTTAACCTATTTTGATGCGCAGTGGAAAGCAGGGCAGGTACGCCGGACAAGTACCTACAGCGTTTTCGAGCGTGCACAGACGGATGAAGCCCAGCGGCAGCAGCTTAATGCGACGGTGACCACTTCCGTCGAACAGGAGGCCAGCGCATACGATAATCCGATGCAGGCGGAGCTAATACGCGGCGCCCGTAAGCATTCGATCGAGATGTATGGCCAGGCGCGCGGATGGGCGCAGGAACGCATCGATGCGGCGGTATCAGAAGCGAATCAAAAAGCGCTGGAGCAGCGCGCGCAGAACTACGCGGTAACCAATCCCACTGGCTGGCTGAATGGCGATTTTACGTTGATCAACAGCAGCACCGGCGAACTCGATATGCGCGCCGTTGGACTGGTTGAATCCGGTGGCAAGCACCGCAATGCTGACGGTAGCCTTGTTACATCGCCCGCTGGCGCGCAGGGTGAATTTCAGCTGATGCCGGGTACCGGGAAAGAACTGGCGGCCAAACGCGGCGTAGAGTACAACCCGGATGACCCTGTGCAGCATGCGCAGCTGGCGCGCGATTATGCCGGGCAGCTCAGTAAAAAATATCAGTCTGAAACGTTGGCCGGCGCTGCATATAACTGGGGTATGGGTAACGTCGATAAGCTGATCGCTAAAGTCGGCGACCCGCGCAAAGGCGAAATATCGATGACAGATTTCGTTAAGCAGCTGCCAGCCGAAACGCGAGGTTGGCTTTCCCGCTACAACAAAAATAAAACCGGTCTCGACCCGGTAGCAGTAAACAAAATCGACAATATCGCCGAATCGCAGATCCGGCAGCAGCGTACGGCGCTGCGGCAGCAGATTGACCCGATTCTCAATAATACGATGGCGCAACTGTATAACGGCGAGGTGCCGGATGCTATGCCGAACGCCTCCACCATTTTGTTTGCGTACGGTGAGCAGGGGCAGACAGCAGTCAAGCAGCTGGATATCGCGATCGATAACGCCAAAACCTTCCAGGCTATCCAGTACGTCACCCCTGCAGAACAGCAGGCCGAACTGGCGAAAGTTAAGCCTCAGGCAAACGACCCGGATTACGCGCTGAAACTCGATGCGTACGGCAAACTTAGTGCGCTGGTGCAGAAGAGCAACGCTAATATTCAGTCGCAGCGCGATTCCGCCCGCTTCAACGATGCGCTGATCTCTGGCGAGAAACTCGACCCGAGCAACAAATCCATGCAGAAGGCGGCGGACAATACGCCATCGGCGCTTAACTTCCGCATTAACGACGCCACCACTCACGACGCTATCGTGCAGCAGGTTAACCAGACGGGCATTATCCCATCGCAAGTTACATCACAACTGAATGCGATCGCCCGCTCCAGCAGTCCCGATGTGGTGAAGCAGGGCTCGACCTTATTTAACGCTCTGTACGAAACAGATCCTGCCTCAGTGGGCGATATGCCAAAGGATATGCAGAGCTTCTATCTGACTGTTAAGCAACTGACCGATTCCGGTATGGCTTCAGACGAAGCAGTGAAGCAGGCGCAGAACGTTACTTATAACCAGACTGACGCCCTGAAATCGCAACTGTCTTCTACGCAGAGCACGAAGGAATACAAAAAAGAGCGTGCCAGCGCGATGGATTCCGCAGTCAGCAGCATGAAACCATGGTACAGCTTTGGCGGTCCTGCAGCAGATGACCAGAATCTTAACGCCGTCAATTTCCGTAACGATTACCAGTCACTTTATGACATCAATTATCGCAACTCGGGTGGTAATGCCGATGTTGCCAAAAAGATGACCAATACCCAGATCGCCCGTACCTGGAGTCTTAGCGATGTGAACGGCAGCGCCCAGTTTATGAAATACGCGCCTGAAGCACTTTATAACTACGGGCCTTCTGGTTGGCAGGCTGCGCAGTGGAAAGAAGAGAAAGAGCGTCTGACCTATGGCGAACGTGGAGAAAAATTTGAAACCAGCCCGACCCAACTGGGTATTACATCAGGTTCAGCGCCCGTTATTACATCAAATACACCTGAATCCCAAATCGGTGGTGAACTGGAAATTACCCCTGACGTTTTAACCACGCGTAACGGTGACTACGCCATTATGGTTCGCATGAAAGATAAAGATGGTAACGAGAGCGTACAGCCATATTACGATAAATTCAGGCGTCCGATGCGCTGGAAACCGTCGCTGGAAGACTGGGAACCGTATAAAAAAATGCAGCAGGAGCGGGAACAGCAAGGCGAAGAGGAATTATCACGCGGGAAAGATATTCGAGGCTTCAAGGAAAAACACCGAGCGCTCGATGAGCAATATCAGCGTTTGCACGATGACCGTATGAACCGGGTTAAAAACTACTTTTCATGGAGCAATGAATAATGCCGATCTATCCGCAATCTGATGTTCCACCGAGCGTAATGGATAATGCTCTTCAGGCGCCAACTGGTTTTGATGTATCTCTGCCTGAAGGAACTAACCCGGAACCGCTGCAGCAGCAACCGTCTGTATGGGATGCCGCTTTTCGTCAGAATAACCTGCTGGCGGGAATATTCCGCCCTGCTAAGCAATTTGAACCAGCCGAAGGGTATAACCCTTACACAGACAAGAATGAAATTCGCGGCTACGAGCAATGGGGATCTGCGTTCGCCGATTCTCAGTCACCAGAAGAAACCGCCTGGATTAAAAATCAAATTGACGAAGAAAATGAAGACCGGCGCGTACTTTCAGAGGCAGGGGCGGAAGGTACGTTAGCAAGCATCGCTGCAGGTGTTATCGACCCGGTTACCGTAGCGTCAATGTTCATTCCTGGCGCACAGGGTACTTTGGCCGCGCGTATCGGTTCGCAGGTCGCGATCGGTGCCGCCGGTACCGCACTTAGCGAAGTTGCACTTAATAACCAGCAGTACACCAGGACACTGGGAGAAAGTGCAGCGCACATCACCGCCGGAGCTATGTTCAGCGGTATTTTCGCAAGTGCTGGTGCAATGCTATCCCCCGGAGTCAGGGCCGCAGCCACACGTGAGATGGCCGAAGCACTTGAAAATGCAGGTACGGCTAACGCTATAAACCGTGGTATGGACAGCCTACCGGATGGCGGAAGCGTGGGTGCTATGCAGATCAGACAGGCAACTCTTGACGATCTCACCCTCGACGGAGGAAAGGCGGCTGATATTGCGTTAAAAGCAGGCGGGTACATGACGCCTATATCGCGTGTTATATCGTCGCCGTCACGCAACGCGCGGATCACAGCACTGGAACTAGCGGAAAATAACTTTGCGCTGCGCGGTAATCAACGCGGTTTCGAGACTCCTGTAGCTGCTGAAACCCGTGTACGCGGCTGGCGAAGGGAAGAGGCTGCGGTGGTGGTCACTAATAAGCAGGCATATGCCAAATATAAAGCTGATGGCGGAGATCTCAATTTCACCAGATTTCGTGAGGAAGTCGGCGACGCTATGAGAAATGGTGATATCCACGGGAACGCTGTGGTTCAGGATGCTGCGCGTGCGTTGCGTCAGGTAGTCGACAGGGTAAAAGTTGCTCAGCAGGATCTTGGCTTACTACCACCTGATGCAGAGCTAAAAGCATTGGGTCAGACCAGCTACTTCCCCCGAGTCTACAGAGTGGGGAAAATTGTTGAGGAGCGCGATAAATTCCGTGAACTTTTAGTTAACTGGTGGTCGCGTGGTGCTTCGGCTATGTCGCGTGAAGATGCTGAGATCGCTGCAGACGCAACGATAAATAAAATTGTTGGTGCAAAAATACCCCAGGATTTTATGAATGTTTTTACCGTCAAAGTACCAGGCAGCTCTCGGCAGCGCACTTTGAATCTTCCGGACAATATGATGCGAGACTATCTGGAGAGTGATGCGAACTATGTGTTGCAGCGGCATATCAGGGAGGCTTCCCCGGATATCGAATTAACACGCGTTTTTGGAAACCGCAATCTTGAGTCCCAACTTAAGGCGATACAGGATGAATATGACGAGCTGATGCGGGCGCGCCCTCAGGATCAGGCTAAATTAGCTAAAGCTCGTGATAATGATATCCGGGATATTACTGCTATGCGTGATCGTTTAGTCGGTACGTACGGAATGCCTGATGACCCATCGTCATTTTTTGTTCGCGCTGGTCGGGCTATGCGTAACGTAAACTTCGTAACTAAACTCGGCGGTATGACGGTTTCCGCGATTCCGGATCTCGCCCGCGGCGTGATGGTAAATGGATTCAGTAAAACCATGAAGGGTTATAGTGCCCTGATATCCAGATCACCAGCGTTCGCCGCTAACAAAAGCGAAATGAAAAAGATGGGGGTTATGGTTGAAACGGTGCTTAATTCCAGGTCGCGTCTGATGGCTGATTTGGTTGACAGCTCCACGCGTACGAACGCGGCTGAAGCTGGGCTAGACCGTGTCACCGATGTGTTCGGAAAGCTCACACTGATGGGGCAGTATAACGACATTAATAAAGCGATTAACGGTATGGTAACTGCTGACAGTATTCTTTCCGGGGCGGCTCCAGCTTCCCGTATTGCGAAACTGGGTATCAGTCCATCTACAGCCGCGCGCATAAACGAACAGTTTCGTAAGCATGGAGAGGTGCTTGATGGTTGGCATATTGGCAATTTTGAAAAATGGGATGATGATTACGCTGCAGGTGTATTCCAGTCGGCAGTTTTGAAGGATACCAACAACATTATTATCACGCCAGGGGTAGGCGATACGCCACTGTGGGCCAGTTCACCAATCGGACGCACAGTTTTCCAGTTCCGCTCCTTCACGACGGCATCATATAACAGGGCAACAATTGGCGGTTTATCAGAAGGTACCGCGCAGTTTTACTACGGCACAGCATTTCAGATTGCCCTTGGTGCGCTCACATATGCGCTTAAACAGGCTGCGAATGGTAAAGAAATCGACTGGTCTCCGCAAAAACTGGCACTTGAGGGCATCGACCGCTCTGGTATCCTCGGCCCGTTGATGGAATATAACAACATGGCGGAAAAGGCATCCGGCGGTATGATAGGGCTCGGGCCATTGCTCGGTACCGGTACGCAGTCCCGTTACGCCAGTCGTGGCTTTATCGGTTCTGCGCTTGGGCCAACCTTTGGCCTGCTGGATACCGTTACTGATGTGACCGCCGGCGTGCTTAACGGCGATGCCGGCGATCGTGTATTGCATAGTGTGCGTACATTACTGCCGGGGAATAACCTATTCTGGATCGCGCCACTGATTAATCAGGTTGATCCCGGGATGAAATAGCGTAATTTTATTGATTGATAAATTTAATTTAAAGGGCTTAGCATGCGTACAATTATATTTTCTGCAACAGTATCATTCTGTTTTTTTTTACTACCGTTCACCGCTTCGGCGGTAGTGTTCGGGGGAAGCAATTTAGGTTTCACTGGTTACCCTGACTTTAGCGAATCCGAACCACTACCGCCATATGATAACAGTGACTTATCTAAAAACTCCTACAGAATTCAAGTTGAAAGTTATGTAAGAAGTGCTCAGGAATATCTAGATAATGCTAATAGCGATATAAAACGCATACAAGAATCTAAGAATGAGACGGCAGAAAAGGCTAATCGCGTGATTGAATCCTACAATAATTACGCTAAAGGATATTAGGAATAAATTAGTCAGGATTCCGACCTTTACCCCGCCTCATCATAGCCCTATGGATAACCACGGGGCTTTTTTATGCATTCAGATTACAAAACCCGCCTGACCGCTCTTAGCGATAAGCTCACCGATGTAGTTCTGGAAGAAGCCGATCCGGACAACTGGCCGGGGGCAGGAAAGGAAATCACAAAGCACACCAAACAGGAGCGCGGCGATCGGTACTGGCATAAGAAGAACGCGGCAGCATCACTGACGCTGCTGGTAAAAGTCCATTCGCTGATTGGGATGCATATGCGCGGTGGGACGCCAAAACCCGGCGGGGAGGATCCGGACGATGAAGCATTCCAGTTAGGTCAGCAGGTATCAGCTGCTGAGCGTAAAGCGCTGGAAGTCATCGAGAGGCTGCAGCACAAAGGCAAAAAATGATTTCGTTCCTGGCCTTCTTTTTGATGTGGGCGGAACGGATGAACTGGGATGTGCCGGACTGCCACTATAAAGCCTGCCACTGGCTGGAGCATCGCGGAAACCTCGCGGTGCTTCGCTGTTTTCGTGGCTTTGGTAAATCAACCATCCTCGGGGTTTATAACGCCTGGCGGTATTACTGCGATCGCCAGTACCGTATTCTGCATCAGTCAGAATCAGATACAACCGCCAGAAAGACCAGCCGCGATACACAAAACGTTCTGCGCAATCACCCCCTGACGAAAGGCATGTTGCCGGACGGAATCGGTACCATCGAACAGTGGTGGGTAAATGGCGCACTGGATATGCGTAACGCCAGCATGTTCGCTAAAGGCATCCTGTCGAACGTTACCGGCGCCCGTGCCAACGAATGCCAGAATGATGATGTAGAAGTGCCTGGCAATATCCAGACGCCGGAGGCCCGCGAAAAGCTGCGCTACCGGCTGAGTGAACAGACGCACATTTTGATACCTGGGGGCCGAAAATTGTTTATCGGTACTCCGCATACTCACGACAGCCTCTATGACGAGAAAGAAGCCGAGGGGGCCGACTGCCTTACGATAAAGCTATTCGATAAAGAGCACCGCGTCGAAGCGAAGAAGGCGACCAGAAAACGATACCGGGTACCGTTCCGTCCGGAATATGTTTTTGTCGGGATACACAAAGCCGCCCGGCTGCTGGTAGAGGGTACCGATTACCGGTTGACTGACGACGGCGTAGAGTTCGCGGCGCCGCCCGAAACGGTCGTGGATTTTTACGCCGGCTGCGCGTGGCCGGGCCGTTTCGATCATGATGAATTACTGCTGCGCCGTAAAGAGTGCCGCACAGTCAACGAATGGGATAGCCAGTACCAGCTGCACAGCAAACCGGTTGGCGAGGTTCGTCTTGACCCTGACCGCATCCGCGAGTACAACGTCCAGCCCGAAATTCGCTACGCCAATCGCGCCTGCTCGATGTGGCTTGGCCAGACGCAGATCGTCGGCGCCGTTGCCTGGTGGGATGTGGCCACCGGCAAAGTTAAAGCTGACGCCTCGGCGTTCTCTCTGATTTTCACCGACGCGCGCGGGCATCTTTACTGGCACGTTTGCCAGGGGCTGACAGGCGAGCTGGCGGAGTTTGACGATAACGACAAAATCACCGGCGGCCAGGTGATGCAGATTAAAGAGCTGGTGCTGAAATATCAGATCCCCCTGGTCTGCGTCGAGGTCAACGGCCCCGGCAGTTTTGCAGGCAAGCTGCTGATTCAGGCGCTGAAGGGCACCGGCTGCGGCGTGCGGGAAGAGTTCAGCGTCACCAACAAGCAGAAACGCATTCTCGACGCCTTCGAAGCGCCGCTGTCCTCGCGGTTCCTGTGGGCGCATACCGACGTGCTCGACGGCCCGATGTACGACCAGATGCGCGACTTTAACCCAGCGTTGACGAATCAGCCCGATGACTATATCGACTCGGGATCTGGCGCAATCGGCGCTACGCCGGTGCGTATCGGTAAATTAGTCGGGATTCCGACCACTCAGGCGCGGGAGCATTGGCAGCCATACGATGGCGACATTTCGGTCGCTGTAGATTATTAGCCGCCGGAGCGTTCCCCTATGTCGGTACCTAACCAGACCCCTTATAACATCTACACCGCCAACGGGCTGACGACCGTTTTTACCTATGAGTTCTATATCATCAGTGCCAGCGATCTGCAGGTGAGCATTAACGGTTCGGTTGTCGCCAGCGGGTACACCGTGGCAGGTGTTGGTAACAAGGACGGCGGCGATATCACATTCCTGACCCCGCCGGCGAACGGCGCTGTCGTCATGCTCGAACGTGTGGTACCAACGTACCGGCTCACTGATTACCAGGACAACGGCGACCTGCTGGCGGATACCGTCAATAAAGACTTCGACCGTATCTGGATGGCAATACAGCGCGCGTTCATAGACCTTGGGTTTGCGCTGACGCGTCCAATTTTTGGCGGGCCATTCAATGCTAACGGGTACCGCATCGCTAATCTTGCGGATCCGGTTAATGATCAAGACGCAGCCACCAAAAAATTCATCATTGAAAATGATAAGTTAAACTTATCTCGTACGTTGCACGTGCCTGAATCGTCAGTTGCGGTATTACCAAGCATACCGGGAAGAAAGAACAAAATTCTTGCTTTCAATGACCAGGGAAACCCCGTCGCAGTTCTTCCTGAGAGCGGATCAGCAGCAGATGTGCTAATAAATTTAGGGGCCAGTGATGGGCTTAAATGGATCGGAAAGTGCAAAGACCTCAGCACACTGCGCACGATTGAGCCAACGATTTCAGGGCAAAGTATTATTCTGGAGCGTGCTGTTATCGGCGGGCCATTATTAAACGTAATTATGACACACAACCCGGCCGCATCAGATGCGGTCGACGATGGATACAGTCGTTTCGTCACCGCTGGCGGTGCGGTATGGGATGCGGATATTTCATTTGGTCATAACGTGTTTCTGGCAGGGTATTCTGACGAGCTAAATAACCTTGCCGACTGCTTGAATATGATTATTCAGGATAAGGTTAACAAAGTAATTTCCCGTGGCTACGTTGCGGGCGGCGTGGATGCTGAGATAAGAATTCCACCGAACCCCAATGCTGAAGGTATGACGTATTTTTACATGAATAAAAAAACCGTCAAAATCCCGTCGTTTTTAAAGGTCTATTCCGCACCGGCAGCGATTTATGATTACAGCGACTTCACCACTGGTGTCGGCATTATTGGCAGTAATGAGTTTGACGGTCTCACCAATGACATGATGTTCCTGAATAACGGTGGTGGATGGGGAGCCGGATCCGGTGCCTCTAACAGCCATAATTCTGGCGGATTTATTGGTAATGGCTGTTTAATAAAAGGCCCGAATACAACCTCAAATCCCAACGCGACAACCTATCCTGGCGTGCGCTGGGGTAACGTCACGTATCCGGGCGGTAACCAGGCCCATTTCAGGGATACCACCTTCTCTGATGCACGTGTTTCCGGGTGGGGCTCAGGGTTCCGACCTGGCTCTGTTAATACCTATCTGATGGATGTGGTAGCCTGTCATTTTACAAATAACACATACGGCATAGATACCTATACGGCATGGAGCGGTAGCACTCCGCAATGGGCTAACAGTGGCGAGAAAATGTCATTTCGTGGGTGCCTGATAGGTAACAACCGAAGCCATGCTGTTTATCTGGATAACCGCGGCGATTTCTTCTACTTCGATATGTGCAGCATTGACTACAACGGTGGGGATGTATTCCATTGCAGCCCGACCAACCTCGGGGAAGTGAATTACATTAACGGCCACATCGAGGGTAACAGCGGATTAATCCTTAACTGTCCGACGCGAACAACGAATGACGGGGAAAATAACGTCAAAATTCGCGGGGCGAAAATCTACCCCAATAAATCCACCAACGATAAATATGGTGGCGTCAGAGATATTGTGTTCGGGACAACCATCAGGACGATTCTGGAGCTGGATAGTTGCAATATTTTCTGCCGCGCACCGTATGTTAACGGCGCATACCCGACCTGGAAAAGTTATAACCCAGCCAACTTGGCACGTATCATCATTAAATATCCAGGCAGCGGCCAGACGTACCGGTTCCTGCCATCCTATGACGGGGCATACGGTTATCGAATCAATGACAAGCTGCTGTTTTCCGGTACTGAAAATGAGAACGTCCCCACATCACGAACGGGGGATTTCTGGTGCATAAAATCAGGCGGCGCATCATGTGTGTACGGCGGCGCTGGTGACGTAGACAGTGACGGTGTCATCCCAATTAAAATCACGCTGAACTCGCCGACCGATACGGTGCAGTTGCTGTTCAGCCGACAAATAACACCGGAGCGGGGAACGCAGCATATTCATGGTTTTTGCTCGATAAAAGCGGCGGCGTTTGCCGGGGCACTGAACGTATCGGCTATCGCCAGAACCATTGCCAGCGTCACCAGAACGGTAACTGCAGCACCTGGACCTGTAACGGAAACGGAGAATCTGTACGGGGTAAACCAGAGTATTTCTCAGGACATTCTGACTTCGCTGGCAAACCCCACGATTTCCATCACCAAAGATGACTACATGGGCACCAGACCGCTGGCAGTCCAGCTAATCGGCGGGAATTACTCGTATCTTGGATTCCTGTTCACCGGCGGCACCGGTACCTTCTACGTCAAGTTACCGGTATGGGCAAACCTCGATTCGCATCCGACTATCGGCTACCAGTAAGGAAAACCTCATATGACCATGTATTACATCCGCAAAGAGGAGGACGGCGTTTACGCCGTCTCCACAACCGATCTCAACAGCATTATTTCTGGAGACTGGCCTGACTCTGAGTATTTTGAATACGCGATGGCGGCTCTGGTTTCTTATCTGTCACCTCAGCCAGAAAGCGAAGGGTATGTTCTGGTTGATAAAACCCACCATAATGAATTCGAATAGTAATTAAACACCAATAAGCAAAGGTCAGGATTCCGACCTGAGTACCGCCTTACCCTCGGAACACTACACAGTGAACCCCGCGGGGGTAAGGCATGCGAATGAACAACCTTTCAGACGTAGCGGCGGGGGCCTCCTACGTCACTTCTATTGGCAGCGGCGGTTACTGGCTGCTTCAGCTCCTCGATAAAGTCAGCCCCAGCCAGTGGGCGGCGATCGGCGTTCTTGCCAGTATCGTTTTCGGGCTGCTGACCTACTTCACCAACCTTTATTTCAAAATCAAAGAAGACCGGCGAAAGGCGCGCGACTATGAGCAACAAAGCTAAGCTCAGCGCCGTGATGCTGGCGCTTCTGGCCGCCGGCGCATCAGCTCCGGTGTTGATGGATCAGTTTCTGACTGAAAAAGAGGGGAGCAGCCTCACTGCTTATAAAGACGGTTCTGGCATCTGGACCATTTGCCGCGGCGCCACGCGCGTGGACGGCAAGCCTGTAATTCAGGGCATGAAATTAACTCAGGCTAAATGCGGTGAGGTTAACGCCATCGAGCGGGATAAGGCGCTTGCGTGGGTTGAAAGGAATGTGCATGTGCCGCTGACGCCGCCGCAGAAGGTCGGTATTGCATCATTCTGCCCCTACAACATCGGCCCGAGTAAATGCTTCCCCTCTACGTTCTACCGCAAGCTGAATGCCGGCGACCGCAAAGGGGCATGCGCGGAGATCCGGCGGTGGATATTCGACGGCGGACGGGATTGCCGGTTGACGAAAGGGAAGGCGAACGGCTGCTATGGGCAGGTTGACCGCCGGGATCAGGAAAGCGCGCTGACGTGCTGGGGATTGTACGAATGAACGGAAAAACCAAACTGGTGATTGTGGGTGGCGTGCTGGCGGTGTGCGCCGGCATTTTCTGGGCGGGATATCTGAAGGGCTGGTACGCACATTCTGAGCACGTAAACAGCCAGGATGAGAAGAAGAGCAAAAAGCAGGGGGAAGCCGTAGCAGCTGGTGAGCAGAAGGCGGCGACGGCGAACGCCGAAGCCAAAGTGATTTACCGTACCGTTTATCGTGATGTGGTGAAATATGTCAACGACCCGAATCATACTGTGTGCAAGTTTGATCCTGCTGCTGTGCAGATGCGCCAGCGAGCAATCGACGCGGCCAACTCCATCCCCGGATTTGATGAACCCGCCGTGCAAGTTAAGTGA